TTATCCATTGTTCTTTTCCTCCTGCTTGTTACGGTTTTTATATGCCAGTCGAATCTTGTCAAACTCTTCTTCGTTATTCGCTAACTCCTTGAGTTTCTCTCGAAGAAATTCAAGGGCGAAATTCGAAAATTTGTGCGTCTTCCCGTTTTTTGAAACTGTTATCTCCAAATGATACTTCTTCGATTCTTTCATCTTGAAGTACCAAATAAGAGCATAAAGATCCTGAGTAGTAATTCCAAGTTTCTCTGCCATCTGCTTTTGAATATACGGATGGGTATCATCGGGATTACCTTCAGGAACTGGAACCTCTTCAGCAAGGTCAATATTGCCAGTAACCTTAATAACAGGGATTCCGTCAGTTTCAGTAAAACTGCCTTCCTTGATATATTTTGCCTTTCTCAACACCTGTGTAACGAGTCTACGGTCAAATGCAATATCGACTCCATAAGGAGTTGAAAAATGACCGTTGCTATAATTGACTATGCCAAGATTTGCTGTGCCGCTTTTACGTATTACTTCCAGTACCTTCAATAGATTCTCGCGCTCACGAGTTATACGCTTAGAAATGATTTTCTCCATTTCAGCAGGCTTTATTTTTCCATTCCTGGCCCTATATCTATAGAATACATCACCAGCAGTAATGTTCTCTCCACTATGATCCTTGAGCGCAATGACTGGCTTAATATCGGATTCATAGGCGTATATCCAGCCAACTTTCTTGCGTTCTGTCAGTGATACGCCATTATCGTCGAGCTTTTCAACATCACCATCAAACGTGCCTGTTTCCCAGTCGATAGCCGGAGCAAAATATGAATTAATAGTTTCCGTCAGTTTTTCCTGTTTCAGGTTCTCCAAGTTATTATTTTTCAATCCCAGTATGCTTCTCGGAGAATCTTCAATTCCAAAAACAATGTATCCTCCAGTGTTATTTGCAAATGCCGCCATAGTTTTCGCATATGAAGCTGCGCTCCCCATGTTGAACGCCTTCTTGAATTCCACAGTATTGCTTTCACGACTCCTGAGCTTTCCATTTGACGTCCTGCGAGAGAGGATTTTCATTACTTCTTGTTCATGTTCATCCATTCAAATCCTCCAGTTCCTTCCTAAGCTTCTTCAGCTCCGCATTCATTTCCATCTGCCGGTTCAGCTGCTTTTCCTTCCGGATCTTTGCCTGCAGCTTGTTTATCTGCTTCTGCAAATCATCTCTGCAGTCGTCCCTTGCAACTGATTCCTTCAGTGATTCTTGCGGCGTAGCGGCCTGCAGAACGTCTCCCGCAATCTGCCGTATGAAGTTCTCGTAGACCGTGTCGATGTTCATCCCATCAAGATGCACCGGCAGTTTCTCTTCCGGCATCCATTCCGTCTGATAGTATCTGTCAACCTTGAACGCAGCTTTGCCACTGCCTGCGGCCTCCTTGTAACCCATCACAGCCTTGTACTTTCCGTCGTACTCCAGTACAAAGAGAATATGATACGGGATCTCCCGGTCAATCTGCTTCAGCACATTCTCGTCGAGTGTTTCCTGATTGAGCCGGATATGGAATACTTCTATCTCAGTGACATTCTTTCCTTCTGCCAGATTGACAGTTGACGACGCGATTTTATTCGCCCAGTAAATAATTCGTATCTGGTCGACAAAGCTTCGCTTGAGTGTCGGGCTGACGGTAAGGTTATCATAAAACTTCTGTTTCGGAATTCGCTTGTTAAACTCCGTAGATTTCGGCAATCCCCGCATAGGCTCCTCCTTTACATCACCACGAGGAAGGTCACCAGCTCGAAGTCGTCGATACCTTTCACCTCCGAAAGCAGGGCGGATGTGCCGCCGCTCTTGAAGAGGCTGTCGATGTCGCTTTCCTCCTTGGTATCTATGATTGAATTGATGGCATCGGACAGCAGCGCTGACATTTCACTCATGTTCCTGCCATCATCGGTTTCTTTATTAAAACGGTCGTAGACCTCCACAATCGGTTCAGCTTTTCCACGACACAGAAGCCTCATATCATCAAGCAGCTTCTTCAGATTCAGATAGTCGCAGACGATTTCACCTTCCAGACTGATATAGACCATGTAGAACGGGTGAATGCGGTTCAGACTGTCAATGTTCACACCATTGTTGCGATTCTTCAGTACAAAAAGCACTCCTTCTGGCAGGTCTTCCGTCTTCTTCACCACGGAATGCAGACCGAATGGCATGTGGTCGAGATCCGGATGCGTTTTGATGTATTCGAGAAGATCAAGTCTGAATTCATTAAGACCGAGATCCATGATGGATATCCCGCCTGACATGTCTTCCAGATCCACCACTTCGGTCTGCAACTTCTTAAGCTGTTCGTGGCGATATTCCAGATCTCCTTTTTCTTCCGGGCTGATAGGATTGTCGTCACCAGTAGAAGTCAGAACGGATATTTTCATCCTTGTTTCAACACGGGCTTTCAGATTAATGTACTCGTCAAGCGTCAGATCCGGCCAGAAGTTCACGAGCTGGATCTGCTTGTTCCTGCTGCCGATACGGTCGATACGTCCGAACCGCTGGATAATACGCACGGGATTCCAGTGAATGTCGTAGTTGACGCAGTAGTCACAGTCCTGCAAGTTCTGGCCTTCGGAGATGCAGTCGGTTGCGATCAGGATATCGATGTCCTTCTTGCTCTCTGGCATAAGGACGTCTCGGTCCTTGGAAACTGGCGAGAAGCATGTGAGAATGTTGTTGAACGTCGCCTTGAAGTTCTTCAGCGTGGTTCTGCCGTCGACCGTGCCACTGATCATGCCGCTGTTGAGGCCGTACTTGTCCATGACGTACCGGCTGACATTATCGTACAGGTACTCTGCCGTGTCGGAGAATGCTGTGAAGATCAGCACCTTCTTGTTGCCGGGGTTGATCGGGTTCTCGATCTTCTGTGAGATAAGCTTGTAGAGCTCCTGCAGCTTCGTGTCATGTTCCGGCGTAATATCCGCAATCATGAGAATCAGAAGTTCGAGCGTATCCGCATCCTTTTGCAGCACGTCCTTCCAGCTCTTGTAATCCATATCGGCAAGGTCAATCTTCACTTTACGTCCGACAGTGAAGTAGTCGGTGTTCTGGTCCTCCATATCGAAGTCGTCGGAATCAGCTTCATACATGTCGATGTTGGCTTCTCCATATTTCTCATACTGAGTGATTCCGTCGATTGTCTCCATAATGAGTTCGCGGATGCGTTCCAGTGTAAGCCGGAAGGATGAGACCGAGCTTTCCAGCCGCTTAAGAAGATTGACGCTCATCAGCCTGCGGATACCTTCTTCCCGTCCAGACTGCGTCAGATTGTTTCCCTTGTGGTGTGTCAGATCAATATATTTCTGCATCTTGCTCGGGAAGATATAGGCAGAAGGCGTGTAAATCTCCAGCTGAAGCTGAGAGAGCTGTTCGTATATCTCGTTGTAGTTGATGGCGCTCGGAAGATCCGTCAGGCTCGGCCTAAGTGAGATTGGCTTGCGCCGTTCCGGGAACTTGCCGATCTTCTCCGTGTTGTAATATTTCTCGATATGCTTTCGTGACCGTGCAATGGTTACAGAGTCAAGCACTTCAAAAAAATCAAAGTCCAGTCGGCGCAGCAGGTTATCCGTTGTCCGTTCCTCAGCTGGGAGCTTGCTCCAAGCGTTGAATGCGGTCTGGGCCTGGCGGAATATCTCGTCGATCGACTTTGATGTATTCAGCTTCTCATCAATCAGCTCCGGCATTCCTTCATATGCGAGAGCAAGTTGATTCTTGAGGTCGTTAAACCGGTTATTGACAGGAGTTGCTGACAGCATGAGTACTTTCGTCTTCACTCCAGCGCGCACAACTTTATTCAGAAGTTTTAGATAGCGGTTTTCCTTCTGGTCTTCGCCAGAAAGTTCTCCGCCGTTTCGGAAGTTATGTGACTCGTCAATAACTACAAGATCATAGTTTCCCCAGTTGAGCCGGTCGAGATCAAGCCCGTTTGATGTACCATGATCGCGCGAAAGATCGGTATGGAAAAGAACATCGTAGCGGAGTCTGTCTGCAGCGATGGGATTGTTGACGTAGTTATCTTTATATGTATTCCAGTTTTCTGCCAGTTTCTTCGGACAAAGTACAAGGACGGATTTATTTCTGTTTTCGTAATATTTCACGACTGCAAGCGCGGTGAACGTCTTACCAAGACCAACACTGTCTGCCAGGATGCAGCCGTTGTATTTCTCGAGCTTGTTAATAATGGCAAGGGCAGCATCCTTCTGAAAGTCATAGAGCATGTTCCAGATCTTGCTGTTCTTGAAACCGGTAGCCTCATTCGGAAGAACATCCTCGGAAACATCCTCAAGAAACTCACTGAATACGTTATAAAGCGTAATGAAGTAGATGAGCTCCGGAGCATTCTCGTTATATGCGGTCGTAATATTCTCAAGGACGACATCCGTGACATCCTGCAGCTTGTCCTTGTCATTCCATATTTGCTCAAAGAGCTTCAGAAAATAGTTTGCATTTTCAAAGCTCTCCGTCTTTTGAACAGGGTAGTATGCGTTATTGCCGCGTTCGCATCCAAGATCAACAGTCGTAAAACCATTGATAGGCATATAGGTACTCCCATCAACAGTCATGAAACCTGGCATATTTTCGCCTGTCGTATTGGATTTAAAGGTTGCCTTCCTACGAATCCAATCCGCGCACTCCTTTGCGATAGCTTTCTGTGTCATTTCATTGCGGAGCTTTATTTCAAACTCTGTACCGTAAAGACTCTGCTCGCGGGTAAGACGAGGAATATAGAATTCCCGCTTTTGCTTCTGGGCTTTCTCCGTCACGAATGTCGGTAAAGTAAAAATGAAACGGAATTCATCAATGCTTTCAAGCTGCTTTTTCAATTCACTGTATGCATACATTGAAAAGCAGGCTGCGGCGATAGAAATCTTACCGTTCCTCTTTATCGTCTTCTCCATATCGTCACGGACTATTTTCGTGACATTGTCAAATATCTCCATCTATACCTACTCCTTGCAGTGCCATCAGCTTCTTTCTTCCACAGCTTCATCCGGGACGATTTCGCAAATGTCCGAGATGTCGCATTTCAGGGCCTCGCAGATCCTGATCAGGATGTCCGTGGTGACATTGGCACCCTTTCCGAGCTTGGCAAGCGAAGCCGAGCTGATACCGGCTTTCTTAGCAAATTCCGTCTTTTTCATGTCTCTTTCAACGAGCATTACCCACAGTTTTTTATATGATAATTTCATGCTGTCTCCTTCGGAATATCCTTTCTCCAACTTGGCATAAAGCCGTATGTATGTCCTTCTTTCTCATCCTTGTAATACGTAACCACATTGATTCCGTATGACTCAAAATCCATATCAGGCATAGCATTCAGGTTGTCCACAATGATCACCTGACCCTCACCCTGATGATTTATAAAATACTGATACAGTCCCTTTTTGATAGTCTCGCCATCGAACCCGTCCTCGTTCTCATCAAGGCCGAGCAGCGGAGTATCTATCATCAGGAATCCCGGCTTGATAAAGACGTCATCCTGATTAAAGTATTCATACAGCATCTGTGCGACAACCTAGTTCAGGAAGGAACGATATCCCTTTCCCTGATCTTCGGACTTCGGCACTCCGTCCATCAGAATATCAAATGTGGAAAAATCCCAGCTGGCATAACCTCCAGAACGATAATTGCACTCCTTGAGAATCTTATTCAGCAGTTCACTAAATCCGGTTCCTACCACGTCTTCGAATTCCTTCTTTGCATGGTACAAAGGTGCCTGATTCTTTTTCCTTTGCTCTGCTTCTTTCTTTTTTCCGAGAGTGCCGAGCTGATCGTTTATCACATCGATGCTGGTCTGAATCGAAGTGTAATCCCTATACTGTTCCAGACTGGAATCATAATCCTTTATGATCCTGTTCTTCTCATCGAGTGCTCCATTAATCTCAGACTGTCTGATCTGAAGTTCCTGTATGCGCTTAGTGACTGCCTCCTGATCGTAAGCAACGCTTTTTTCCGTGGCAGCTATCACTGTAAGCTCCGAGGCAATCCTCCTGATCTCGGCATTAATAGCAGCCATATAGCTTTCATCATCACTATCATCAGTGTGAAGCTCTCCTCCGCAAAACGGGCATACTCCATTTGGCGGAAGCTCTTTCACTGCCTTTTCTCCCTTGGCGATGAAATCAAGTCGCTGTAGATCAGCCTTGTACTGGCTGATAAGAGACTCATATCTGTCAATCAGAACCCGGTTGTGTACATCCTCCTGACGATACTCATAAAGCTGTTTCGCGATGGATGTGCTCTCTTCAACGAGCTCCTTTATTTCAGCTTTTATTGTCTGGATATGTTCCGAAAGCTCACTCGCTTTCTATATCCACAGCCGAAAGTGCCTCCAGCTTTTTGATGAAATCGCTGCGTTTCTCAGTAAGCAAAGCGACCTGCTCATCAATATAATCAACCACGGCCTTTTTCTTTGCCGTGGCCACCTCCGGCTTCAGAATCTCCGGTATGCCTCTTTTATAATCCCCGGTAAGCAGGTAAAACAAAGAAGCTAACAGCGGTGTTTCGTATCTGGAGTTCTTTATGACGATGGACTCCGACTTGTCTATTTCGTTCTCATCGGCAAAGAATACATTTGCGATATTCGTCCACGAGATACGCTCCCTGGCATATCGGGCGGACTTTGGGACCTCTATAGTTTCATCAAGGCCGATCACCCTGAGCCACAGATCGTTAAGATACCGTGTACTCTGCTTCTTGTAGTTCGTCGCATAATCGCCATTGTCGATCTCGTCGCTTTCAGCATTTACTGTCACGAACTCCTCATCAAGTTTCCTTGACAAGATGATCCTTCCGAACCGCTTTGTAAGAAATGTCCCTTCAATATCTGTATAACCGGTCAGCGGAGAATACGGCCTCGTATCTGAGCTGAATAGATAATAGATACATTTGAGTATCCACGTCTTCCCAGTGTTTGACCTCCCTCGGATGATGTTCAGACCGTCATTGAAATTGATGACACCGTCAACCTTTCCGCTTCCAGATACGCGAAGACGTTCAATCATAAAGTTTTCCATTTTCTCGCCCTCCCGATTCCGTCGCTTTTTCGTTGATGTATCTTAATATGCTTTCATCCGAGTCTTCTGCAAAACGCCTGCATACGATCTTTGCGCCAACAATGTACGATCTCGCATACGGCGACTGTATATCCCTTACGATTTCCCGACCACGGTCATTGATACTATACATGAGTCCCTGATCGGTGCGTTCAACTTTAATAAAATCATTCCTAACCGAGAGCTTTATAGCCTCGGTTATTTTTTCGCGCTTATTGGCAAATTCCGCGAAGCCGAACGCATTATCACCATGCAGGTTTCTGTCCAGAACCTTACATTTCTTGCCGTAGATGCAGATGAAATCCAGAGCGGCAAGTCTGTCGACGTTTGCCGGTCCATTCAATGTATCAACAAGAAGCAGAAGACGCAGCATGTTCTCAAATGCCGTATTGAAAACCTTATTCGCCATATGGATCTACCCACGATGTCATCGTCTTGTCGTTCACCAGAATATGAACGATTCCAAGCCTCTCCAGATTTCCGATCAGATTCTTTATCAGCATCAGCTTCGACTTTGTCAGCTGTACGTCAGATATCTTCTTCAATACCTCCAGCAGCCGCCTGTAGCCATTATCGTAATCATCATAGTATGTCGTCTTGATGCCGTGAAAGGCATCTTCCTTCAATATATCGAACTGGTTCTCACCGTCCTCATACACCTCGCTGATGGAACGCTGGATGCTTTCTGCACTGAGATATGCCTTTCGCTGCTCATAGAAGTTCAGCTGATATTTCTTAGGCAGATTCTGTATGTCGTCCACTGATACTGAATCTCTGGAAAGCGCCTCAGCATATGCATCACATAAGGCGGAAATATATCCGGCCTCAAAATCATAAATCTGCGCATCACTCAGCTTGATAGGAAGCTCTATGACATCGCCGTCGATATACAGCTTTCCGTTCTCGCAGTAAATCTGGTCGCCAGCAAGATTTTTTATGCTGGGCTTCGGATCATGAATCGTAAGCTTTATCTCCACGTCATGAATTCCTTTTTTGAGTCCGTGATAAAGCTGATTAAATATGTCCTGAACAGCGGAACCAAGCTCGTCTGTCTTTACGACAAGGCCATGTTTATATAGAAACTTCTGCAGATGCTCCTTGTCTCCGTCGTACAATTCGTCAACCTGCTCGGCAAGCTCTGATCCGTCATAAAGGCTGCATATCATGCCCGCGCGGGCCTTTGAAATATATTTATCTCTTCCCTCAAGTATCTGGTCCAGCATGTTGAGGGATATGTTTTTCTGCATTGGATTGTATTCATGAAGATAATCCGCTTCCTGCTCTTCATCATTCATCGGCGGTCGTATTGAAAGCCTGACCAGCAAAATGACGAACTCGCCGTCCCGGCTTTTGGGAGCCATATATGTTTTCAGTTCGCTGGCTATCTCATGAAAATACACCGCTGTTCACACTCCTTTTTGACCTCCCAGGTCAAAGCGCGGTCAAACGCATTTTCGACTGTTCAGGTCATTCTCAGTACAATGAAAACAATCAATCACATATGAGAGAAAAACTTTCATCAATTATAGCACTGTTACGAGCGTAATTCAATATTATTCAAAGAACCGCTGATAAATAATTTGTGAACGCAAAGAAAGATTTTAATTATTATAGTTGATTCCTGCTATATCCGTTCACCCCGGCATGCAGAGGTGGCTCGAGTGCCTATAGCGGTGACAACTGAATAACTGTACCAGCCTACGAGCGTGGCTGGCCCATCGAAACGAGTTAAATCCCGTTCCGAGAGGTCAGTCACGCTCTTTTTGCGCTCTGCCTCCGGTTCGGGACCAGCGAACTGGAGGTATCGCAAATGCAAAACAATGTAAACCAGAGTAAAAAATTCCGTATCTATCTCAAGTCATCCCGTCAGTGGGTAGAGGTTTCCGAGGAAGTCTATCGCGAGCACTACCGCTACTATGACGCATTCCGTAAGCGCCATCAGGCACACGGTCAGTGTGCCTGCCCGAAGAATAAGTTCTGGCTCTGCGATGGCGATTGCCTGACCTGCGAGTTCCGCCGGGCCGGTGACATGCTCTCCCTCGATTATGAATCTGAAAACGAGGACGGCGACAGTTGCACGCCGCTGGACAGCATTCCTGATGATGCTCCTCTTATTTCAGATGTTCTCACGGATAAGGATGAGCTCGATCAGCTGTTTTCCCGCCTTCAGGAGCTGATGCCGGAAGCAAAGCAGATCGGCGAGCTTCGCGAGGAAGGTCTCTCGGATGAAGCCATCGCAAAGATTATCGGTATCAAACGGACCACGTTCCGGTCCCGGCTGGATAAGGCCAAGGAGACGCTCTCTAAGGAATTCCCTGACTGGTTCTGATGCCCTGTTCCGGCTGCCCTGTGTGGTGGCCGGAGCTTTTTTCTGAAATTCTTCTTTCCCCTTCGTCAAAACGGCCCGCCCACCTCCAGTGGGAAGTGTAAGGAGCACGAAAACAGATGCTCCGGATTGGAGGAAACGTGATGGACAAGACACGCAACAGAAGTCCCGCGGACACCGAGGTTATCGCCGTTCTTATCGCGATAAGCCATGTATCCGCAAGACTGGCAAGGAACCTCTCGATCCTTGCCGCAGACAGACGACCATTGGAAGGAGGCAAAGAGAATGTCAAAAATGGCAGAAATGGATTAGACCATCAAGGCACTGCGCGATGCCGCCGCTGCTATTAACAGCGCGGCCGACTGGCAAAAGCTGAAACAATCCGGTGGTTCTGATGTGTTAGTCGGCTCGGGTGCAGCTAAGGCGAAGAAACTGTTTGATGCAACACAACTGGCAGCCTTTACCCAATATGCGATCGCAAAGGAATATAAAACCTTCGTCATCAAGCGTCGCGATACCAAATATTTAAACTCCTGCCTGCAGGCGGCAAAACCCATGCTGCAATGTAAGCCGACAGAACTCGACAATAATGAATTTTTACTGAACACCCCACTAGGAACATATTATCTACCAGATGGATTGTGTGGCATACATCCACCAACAGCAACGGATAAAATTACCAAGGTAACGGAGGTTTCACCCGGTGATACGGGAAAAGATTTGTGGCTTTCTGCCATCGATACCTTCTTTTGTAAAGATGCAGAGCTTATCGAGTATGTCCAGCAAATTGTGGGACTGGCTGCTATCGGAAAGGTATATGTAGAAGCCCTTATCATAGCCTACGGTGAAGGTCGTAATGGGAAATCCACCTTCTGGAATGTTATCTCCCGAGTACTTGGCACCTATAGCGGCAACATATCAGCAGATACATTAACTGTCGGCTGCCGCCGGAATGTAAAGCCGGAAATGGCCGAGGCTAAAGGGAAACGGCTGCTTATTGCCGCCGAGCTTGATGAAGGTATGCGGCTCAACACCTCCATCATCAAGCAATTATGCTCAACGGATGCGGTCTTTGCAGAAAAGAAATATAAAGATCCCTTCCAGTTTATTCCCAGCCATACCTTGGTGCTCTATACCAATCACCTACCCCGCGTCGGTGCCAATGATCCCGGTACCTGGCGCAGGCTCATTGTGATACCCTTTAACGCTCGCATTGAAGGAAACAACGATATCAAAAATTATGCAGACTACCTGCTGAAAAATGCAGGCGAGTATGTCCTGACTTGGATTATTGAAGGGGCACAGAAAATCATTCAGAAAAAGTTCCAGCTTACCACACCAGCCTGTGTGCGGGAAGCCATCGGCTCGTACCGTGAAAACAACGACTGGCTCGGCCATTTCCTGGATGAGTGCTGTGAGCTTGGTGAAGCCTATCAGGAAAAATCCGGTGATTTTTATACTGCGTATCGGAACTTTTGTAATGTTACCGGTGATTATGTGCGAAATTCCGCCGATTTTTATACTGCCATTGAACAAGCCGGGATTATGCGTTTTAGGAATCGCCAAGGCCGGTTTGTTAGCGGAATACGGCTGACAGAAAAAGCCATTTTAAACTAAAGCGTGACACCTCCGACACCTCCTACCCTAAAGTCTCTATAGGCCCTTAAAAATTAACCCCTATAGGAAGTTATAGTAACCAGGTGTCGGGGGTGTCACACACCTTGATGAAAAGCCAATACTAAACACCCTGACGGAGGAAATCATGCGAGAAAAAATAATCGAACACCAGCTTGTACAGGCTGTAAAACATAAAGGCGGTATCTGTCCCAAATTCGTCTCCCCCGGATATGACGGGATGCCTGATAGATTGGTGCTGCTGCCCCATGGACGCATTGCCTTTGTGGAGCTTAAAGCACCCGGAAAGAAAATGCGTCCGCTACAGGTACATCGGAAGCGCCAGTTAGAAGCACTTGGTTTTCCGGTATACTGCATCGACAATAGTACGCAACTAGGAGGAATGCTGGATGCAATACAAACCTCATGATTATCAAACCTATGCCACAAACTTCATCCTAAAAAATCCAACGGCTGCCATTTTACTGGATATGGGATTGGGAAAAAGCGTCATTACCTTAACCGCTATAGAGCAATTAATCTATGACAGTTTTGACGTCCATCGCGTATTGGTGATTGCACCCCTACGTGTAGCACGAGATACTTGGCCAGCGGAAATTCAGAAATGGGACCATCTGCATGACTTAACGTATACCGTTGCTATTGGTACGGCTACGGAACGAAAAACCGCACTCTTGCAGCAGGTCAATATCCATATTATCAATCGTGAGAATGTGCCTTGGTTGATAAAAGATTCCGGCATCCCCTTTCATTACGACATGCTGGTAATCGATGAGCTTTCTTCATTTAAATCATATCAAGCAAAACGGTTTCGGAGCTTGTTAAAAGTTCGTCCCAAGGTAAAACGTATCGTAGGACTGACAGGTACGCCTTCTTCAAATGGCCTGATGGATCTATGGGCAGAGTTTCGCCTGTTGGATATGGGACAGCGACTTGGTCGTTTTATCACCCATTACCGGAGTGAATTTTTCCAACCAGATAAACGGAACCAACAGATGATCTTTTCTTACAAGCCAAAACCCGGTGCGGAAGAAGAAATCTATCGACGTATTGCAGACATCACCATTTCCATGAAAAGCAAGGAGTATCTGACCATGCCAGCATTAGTACGAAATGAAATCCATGTACAGTTATCAAAGCCAGAACGAAACATGTATGACACCATGTGTTCCCAGCTTGTGCTTTCACTAGATGGGAAAGAAATTGATGCCGTAAATGCGGCTGCCCTATCGAACAAGCTATGCCAGATGGCAAACGGTGCCGTCTACGATGAGGAAAAACGAATCATTCCCATTTATGACCGAAAACTCGATGCCCTGGAGGACATTCTTGAAGGTGCCAATGGCAAACCCGTATTGATTGCATACTGGTTCAAGCATGATCTGATACGGATTCAGCAACGGTTTACGGTACGAGAAATCAAGACTTCACAAGATATAACAGATTGGAACGCTGGTGTTATTCCTGTTGCTATTCTCCACCCCGCCTCTGCCGGACATGGTCTAAACCTGCAACAAGGCGGATCCACTCTCGTCTGGTTTGGACTAACCTGGAGCTTGGAATTATACCAACAAACGAATGCCAGACTCTGGCGGCAAGGACAAACCGATACGGTCATCATTCATCACATCCTGACTGCCGGAACCATAGATGAAACCATTATGAAATCATTAAAAGAAAAAAACAAAACCCAGGCTGCACCGATTGAGGCAGTCCGGGCCAACTTGCAAGGAGGCAGCCTATGAGTGTTATCTGGAAATACCTGAATAAACGGAGCGGCGCCATTGATGCCATCCGGGATTACGACAGCATGAAGTTCATCATCGAAAATACCAGCGAGGACATTAAGCAGGCATACGCTGCCATGACCAGCCTGCATCCGTCCGGCTTTGATGGGATGCCGCACTCCAGCAACCCACATGCAACAGAAGATCATATCATCTCCGGACTGGCAGACATCGACATTCTGAAAGAACGGTACCGGCAGGCTGTCGAGTACATGGCATGGTTCCAGCCTGCATGGGAAAAGCTGAGCAGCGACGAGCAATACGTGCTGCAAACTTTTTATGCCGACGAGGATGCACAGACGAGTGCCGTCTATGCCATCGCTGATCATTTCCACATCGAGCGGTCGTCTGCCTACAAAAGGAAGAATCGTGCATTAGCTAAGTTTGCTATTCTTTTATTTGGGAAGACATGATGTCCAAAATCGCGGACGCATTTATCCATTTGACGTGTTATACTAATAGCATGAAAGTGTGAGAGAAGCCTTCGAGGGAGCAAATCCTTTGGAGGCTTTTGCTATGTGTTTATTATATTGACATTGTGTTGACATCAGCCAAAAATAATGCTATATTCAAGACAGAAATGGAGGTGTTGAATATGGTAAATACAAATTTGAATATCCGGACGGATAAGGAAGTCAAAAATCAGGCTGAGAAAATATTCAATGCTCTGGGAATGAATATGACGACGGCGGTAAACATATTCTTAAAAACAACGATACGAGAAAATGGCATTCCCTTCCGTCTCACTCTTGACGTTCCTAATGCAACAACTAGATCTGCCATTGAAGAAGGCAAACGAATCGCCATTGATAAAAAAGTAAAAGGGTATACCAATATGACAGATTTGCGTGTGGCCCTTGAAAAATGAAGTACGAAGTAAAATTCACCACTCAATTTAAGAAAGATTTGAAATTGGCAAAGAAGCAGAACAAAGATATAGATGTGCTGTTCTCTGTCATTGAGCAATTGGCCCAAGGAAAACAATTGGATGAAAAATATAGAGACCATGATTTAGGTGGAACATACAAAGGTTGCCGGGAATGCCATATTGATCCAGATTGGCTTCTCATTTATGAAACCAAAGATGATGTACTTGTTCTTCTGCTATATCGTTTGGGCAGTCATTCCCAATTATTTTAGCCACATGAGTAATGTAGCGGACGCATGTATCTGTTCGACGTGGTATACTAATAGCATGAAAAAATGTGAGAAGCCTTCGAGGGAGCAATCCATTGGAGGCTTTTGCTATGTCTGGAGATGAGAACCTTGCCTTGCTTTTATTTGGGAAGACCTGATGTCCAAAATCGCGGACGCATTTGTCTGCTTTACATGGTATACTAATAGCATGAAAGAATGTGAAAAGCCTTCGTGGGAGCAATCCCTTGAAGGCTTTTGCTATGTCTGGAGATGAGTGCTTTGCCTTGCTTTTATTTGGGAAGACCTGATGTCCAAAATCGCGGACGCATTTGTCTGCTTTACATGGTATACTAATAGCATGAAAGAATGTGAAAAGCCTTCGTGGGAGCAATCCCTTGAAGGCTTTTGCTATGTCTGGAGATGAGTGCTTTGCCTTGGAAACCCAAAAAGCCGTGCGCCTACCCCGGCTGCAGGGAGCTGACCGTGAACCGGTACTGCGAGCAGCACCAAAAATTAATGGACAAACGTTATGACGCGTACGAGCGCAGTCCTGTTGTCAAGAAACGATACGGCAGAGCATGGAAGCGCATCCGGGACCGGTACATCGGAAAACACCCCTTATGCGAGATGTGTCTGAAGAACCACAAGACCACTCCGGCAACGGAGGTGCACCATATCCGTCCCCTCTCCCGCGGTGGCACCCATGACGAGGATAACCTTATGGCATTATGCAAGCCGTGCCACTCAAAGATCACCGCCGAGATGGACGACCGCTGGCATCATGCCAGAAAGGAATACCACTACGAATGACTACGCTCTGCCAGGAGGGGCGGTCAAAATCTCTGGCGCACCCAAATGCTAGACCGGTGCTGGGGTCACACGCACAAAAATTGCAGTTCAAACGGGGGATTTACCGCATGGGAAAGGAGTTGAACAGCCATGGCCAAGGACGGAACCAATCGCGGCGGCAGACGGATCCGCGCCGGAGACAAGCCGGAGGCGCTGGCCGATAAAATCGACAGGGGAAAAGCAGCCACCATTATCGACCTGCCGACGCCTGCCTTAGAAGGTGCCGAGTTAAACGATGCCGCAGATCTCACCGGCGAGGATATGCCGAATCCCAGTGACTATTTGTCTGCCCGGCAGCGGGACGGCAAGCCGCTCGGTGCCGACGACCTGTTTCGCCAGACCTGGAAATGGCTGAAGGACCGCGGCTGCGAACGGCTCGTCAATCCCCGGCTGCTGGAAGCCTATGCCCAGGCATTTGCCCGGTATATCCAGTGCGAGGAAGCCATCAGCACGTATGGACTGCTCGGCAAGCACCCCACGACCGGCGGTGCCATTACCAGTCCGTTTGTGCAGATGAGCCAATCATTTCAAAAACAGGCGAACCTGCTCTGGTACGAGATTTTCGATATCGTCAAGCAGAACTGTACCACAGCATTTGTAGGAAGTCCGCAGGATACGATGATGGAACACCTGTTGCAGGCACGGAAAGGAAAATAATTATGGAATTGATCAAAAAGAACATACAAGACCTTATCCCGGCAGCCTATAATCCGAGAAAGGATTTGCAGCCGGGCGATCCGGAGTACGAAAAGCTGAAACACTCGCTGGACGAGTTCGGCTACGTCGATCCGGTCATCTGGAACAAGCGCACCGGCAACGTGGTCGGCGGACACCAGCGCTTAAAGGTGCTCCAACAGGAAGGCATCTCAGAAATCGACTGCGTCGTAATCGACATGGACACCGAAAAGGAGAAAGCCTTAAACATCGCGCTCAATAAAATCAGCGGCGATTGGGATACGGATAAATTAGCCCTACTCATTACCGACCTGCAGGGCAGCGACTTTGATGTATCGCTTACCGGGTTTGATCCGGCGGAACTGGACGACCTGTTCAAGGACGATATAAAGGATGGTGTACACGATGATGACTTTGATGTGGATGCCGAACTCAAAAAGCCGGTATTTTCCAAGGCAGGTGATATGTGGCAGTTGGGAATCCATCGCCTGCTCTGCGGCGACAGCACCCAGCCGGAAACATACCAGCGATTGCTGCAGGGAACACCGGTCAATCTGGTGGTCACCGATCCGCCATATAATGTCAACTACGAAGGCCGGGCCGGAAAAATCAAGAACGATCACCTGCAGGACGACAAGTTCTACCAATTCTTATATGATGCGTTTTCCTGCATGCACACCGTCATGGCAGACGATGCCAGCATCTATGTGTTTCACGCCGACACCGAGGGACTTAACTTTAGGAAAGCCTTCTCGGATGCCGGTTTTTATTTATCCGGCTGCTGCATCTGGATGAAACAGTCGCTGGTGCTGGGACGCTCTCCCTATCAGTGGCAGCACGAGCCGGTGCTCTACGCCTGGAAGAAGAAAGGAAAGCACGAGTGGTACACCGGACGGAAGGAATCGACTATCTGGGAGTTTGATAAACCGAAGAAGAATACGGACCATCCCACCATGAAGCCGATACCGCTTTTAGCCTATCCCCTCCTAAATTCCAGCATGACCGGCTGCACTGTGCTGGATCCGTTCGGCGGCAGCGGTTCGACGCTGCTGGCCTGTGAGCAAACGAAGCGACGCTGCTACATGGTGGAGCTGGATGAAAAGTTCTGTGATGTCATTGTGAAACGGTATATCGAACAGGTCGGCTCGAGCGAACAGGTAACCGTGACACGGAATGGAAAAACGTATACCTATACTGAAGTGGGGGCAACATGATGCGTGTATTTATCAACCCCGGGCATGACCGGGAACGGGACAGCGGTGCAGTAAACCCAAACACCGGACTGCGGGAATGTGATGTGGCGGCTGCAATCGGCAGCCTCGTCAAAACATATCTGGAAACGGCAGGCTGTGAGGTGCAGCTCCTGCAAAGCGATAATCTGGCAGGAGAAACACCGGATCTGCCTTGCGTGGTGGATACGGCAAATGCATGGTCTGCTGATGTATTCGTCAGTTTGCACTGCAACTCCGACAGCGGCTGCGCCCGCGGTACAGAAACGCTTATCTATGCCAACGATAGCGGTCTATCTCCGCAACTTGCCGCCTGCATCCAGTCGCAGATCGTGCAGAGTCTCGGCACGGTGGATCGTGGCCTGAAGGAGCGGCCCAATCTCATCGTGCTGAAAGATACCACAATGCCCGCCGTTCTGGTGGAAACAGCTTTTATTGATAATGACAATGATGCCGCGCTGCTTACGAATAACGCGGATGATTTCGCCCGGGCCATTGCCCGCGGCATAACAGATTTTGAAGGGAGATAGAAAAAATGGATATTGAAACGATTAAAAATGAAATTAAGGAACATATTTTGGATTCGGTGCAGGAGGATGCCAAGAACGCCACTATTTCCAGGCTCCATACAACGGTGCTTCCGGCAGTCAAAGAAGTAGCGGATGCCTACACAGCCGCCTTGCAGGAATCTGCCGGTAAGGAAACCGGCTGGAGCAAGTTCCGCGATCAATGCTTCCTTCCGACGCTCATTGACGGTGGCCTGTGGCTGACCGGAAAGTTGCTCGGTAAAATGGTGGTAGTACAAGAATAATACGTGTAATTTGTGGTATAAACCCCTTGCTATAGTTGCCGGTTAGAGTGATATATGTACATGACAAAAAAATGAAAGGGGTTTAATACCATGAAAATTTTGTACCATGCACAAGGAAAAACACGTAAGGAACTGGCGGATGCCATCAGCACCATTACCGGAGCCGCCAAAGTGTATCAGGGGATTCCCAGCTATGCCTATGAGATTGACTGCTTCACGGTCGACCGCGACGGCAATCTTAATTTTGATGACAGTACAGACATTAAGAATTTACTCGAGAAACTCGACAGCATGGGATTCCATGTCGATCCAGCCGAACCAATAGAGAAAGAACCTGACGATTCGGCGTCTAAGCAGGAGAACATAGACGATTTGATGATTGCCATGCCGCGCTCCTTTTTCACCGATACGGCGTTGGAAAACCTGAAGAAGCTGATTCAGGCCAAGAGCAGCATTATGTTAAAAGTTTTCCAAACTGATGTGCTGCGCATGCAGGTAACGGAGGATAAAGTGCTATTTCCTTGGTTTACCGGCTGCCTGGATGCCGATACGGTCAAAGCCTGCACCCATTTCATTACGGCGCTCTGCCATCTGGCAAAGAAGCAAAAACGGGTGCTGGCAACGGAGCACCCATCCACCAACGAGAAATACGATTTCCGCTGCTTTCTGCTCCGGCTTGGGTTTATTGGCAAGGAATACAAGGACGAACGGAAGCTGCTCCTGCAGCACCTTTCCGGCTCCTCGGCCTTTAAAAATGGCAGAAAGGAAGAACACCCTGATGAGATATCCGAATAAGGAAAGGCTGGAGCAACTGCGCAGCACATATCCCGCCGGGACGCGGATTGTACTGGTGCAAATGGACGACGCCCAGGCTCCGCCGATCGGCACAAAAGGAACGGTTGTCGGTGTGGATGACACCGGCAGCCTGCTGGTGCATTGGGACAACGGCAGCACATTGAACGTGCTGTACGGCATAGACCGCTGCCTTATAATCAGAAAGAAATAATCACACAATATCATAATTTGTACACCAAGACTGCCAACCTCGGCGGTCTTTTTTGTTGCCGCAAAGGAGGTGACGCTGCTTGCGGAAGTTGAAACGCTATCGATCTACGAAGTTCAGGGCCAAAGATTCCAAATACAACAAGACCATGGCGGACTATGCCGTGTACTTTATCGAATGCCTCTGCCACACCAAGGGCACCTGGGCCGGTAAACCGTTTGAACTGATCGACTGGCAGGAACAGATCATCCGTGATGTGTTCGGCATTTTAAAGCCGAACGGCTACCGGCAGTTCAATACCGCCTACATCGAGATTCCCAAGAAGCAGGGCAAGTCGGAACTGGCGGCAGCGGTAGCCTTGCTTTTATGCTGCGGTGACGGGGAGCAACGCGCCGAAGTGTATGGCTGCGCCGCCGACCGCCAGCAGGCATCCATTGTCTTTGAAGTGGCGGCGGATATGGTACGGATGTGTCCGGCCTTATCCAAGCGGGTAAAACTCTTGGCTTCGCAGAAACGGATCATCTACCTTCCCACGCACAGTTTTTATCAGGTATTATCCGCCGATGCCTACAGCAAGCACGGTTTTAACGTAAGCGACGTGATTTTCGATGAGCTGCACACGCAGCCGAACCGAAAACTGTTTGATGTCATGACTAAAGGCTCCGGCGATGCCCGGACGCAGCCGTTGTATTTCCTTATTACGACAGCCGGAACGGACACCCATTCCATTTGCTATGAAACCCATCAAAAAGCACTGGATATTATCGCAGGCCGGAAGATTGATGCCACCTTCTATCCGGTGATATACGGGGCCAAGGATACCGACGACTGGACGGATGTCAAGGTGTGGAAGAAAGCCAATCCCTCGCTCGGCATTACGGTCGGCATGGACAAGGTCGAGGCGGCCTGTGAATCCGCCAGACAGAACCCCGCCGAGGAGAATGCATTTAGACAATTGCGCCTGAACCAATGGGTCAAGCAGGCAATCCGCTGGATGCCGATGGACAAGTGGGATGCCTGTGCCTTCCCCGTACAGCCGGACGAATTAAAAGGACGCGTCTGCTACGGCGGACTGGACTTATCCTCCACAACGGATATTACAGCTTTTGTGCTGGTGTTTCCGCCGCAGGATGAAGCAGACAACTATGTCGTGCTTCCCTACTTCTGGATACCGGAGGAAAACGTATCATTGCGCGTCCGGCGGGATCATGTTCCTTATGATGTATGGCAAAAACAGGGATTCCTGCACACGACGGAAGGAAACGTCGTCCATTACGGCTACATCGAAAAGTTCATCGAAACCATGGGCGAACAGTACAACATCCGCGAGATCGCTTTCGACCGCTGGGGCGCGGTGCAGATGGTACAAAATCTCGAGGGAATGGGATTTACTGTCGTCCCGTTCGGACAGGGGTTCAAAGATATGAGTCCTCCCACCAAGGAACTGATGAAGCTGACGCTGGAAAAAAAGATCGCCCACGGCGGCCATCCAGTACTGCGCTGGATGATGGATAATATCTTCATCAAATCCGATCCGGCTGGCAATATCAAGCCGGACAAGGAGAAATCCACCGAAAAGATCGACGGTGTCGTAGCTACGGTTATGGCACTCGATCGTGCCATCCGCTGCGGCAATGACAACAGTGAAAGCGTATATGACCAAAGGGGGTTATTGATTTTATGAGTATATTCCAACGTATATGGGGAAAAAAGTCACGCGACAAGCCGAAGAACTACCTGTCTACGGCCTTTACGTTCCTGTTCGGCCCGACCTCCTCCGGAAATGTGGTGACGGAACGGACAGCTATGCAGACAACAGCAGTTTATGCCTGCGTCCGGGTGTTGTCAGAGGCTATCGCCGGACTGCCGCTTAATCTATACCGGTATACACCGGATGGCGGCAAGGAAAAGACCATCAATCATCCGCTGTATAGGTTGCTTCATGATGCCCCCAATCCGGAGATGACGAGCTTTATCTTCCGGGAAACGCTCATGAGCCACTTGCTGCTATGGGGCAATGCCTATGCGCAGATCATCCGGAACGGCACCGGGCAGCCGATTGCACTGTACCCGCTGCTTCCCAGCAAGATGGATGTCAGCCGGGCCGCGAACGGTCAGCTTATTTACACCTACTCCAAGGACTCGGACGAGTTCGGTGCGGATAACCGCTGCCAGCAGATTGTCTTGTCGCAGGATGAGGTGCTGCATGTTCCGGGGCTTGGGTTTGACGGACTCATCGGCTATAGTCCGATCGCCATGGCCAAGAACGCCATCGGCATGTCGCTGGCAGCCGAGCAGTACGGTGCGTTATTCTTTGCCAACGGTGCTACACCGGGCGGCATCTTAGAACATCCGGGCATCGTGAAAGATCCGGTCAAACTGCGGGAAAGCTGGCATGCCCAATTTTCCGGCACGAACCGGCACAATGTAGCCGTGCTGGAGGAAGGCATGACCTTCCAGCAGTTATCCATCCCGCCGGATCAGGCGCAGTTCCTCGAAACGCGGAAGTTCCAGATCGACGAAATCGCCCGTATCTTCCGGGTGCCGCCTCATATGGTCGGGGATCTGGAAAAGTCCACCTTCTCCAATATCGAGCAGCAGTCGCTGGAATTTGTCAAATATACCTTGAATCCCTGGTGCGTCCGCTGGGAACAGGCCATGAACCAGCAGTTGGTATTGCCATCGGAACGCGCACAAATCTTTACAAAATTTAATGTGGACGGTCTGCTGCGCGGCGACTACCAGAGCCGCATGAACGGGTATGCCATCGGCAGGCAGAACGGCTGGCTCTCCGCCAACGACATCCGGGAGCTTGAGGATATGAACCGCATCCCTGCCGAACAGGGCGGCGATACGTATCTGGTCAACGGTAATATGCTGCCGCTGGATCAGGCAGGAAAATTTTATACCGAAAGCGAGGGAAAAAACAAATGAAGAAATTCTGGAACTGGAATACCGACAATGATGCCGGACGCATCCTTACCATTGACGGTACCATTGCCGAGGAAAGCTGGTTTGATGACGACATAACGCCGAAACTGTTTAAAAACGAACTGGCATCCGGACAGGGCAATGTCACCTTGTGGCTGAACTCGCCCGGCGGCGACTGTGTAGCGGCCGGTCAGATCTATGCCATGCTGATGGATTATGCCGGACAGGTCCACGTCAATATCGACGGGATTGCGGCTTCGGCTGCCTCTGTGATTGCCATGGCAGGAACAACCGTCAATATGGCTCCGACCGCACTGATGATGATCCACAATCCGTTCACGATCGCCATGGGCGATACTGATGAAATGGAACGAGCCATTTCCATGTTATCCGAGGTCAAGGAATCCATTATTAATGCCTATGAATTAAAGACCGGCCTTTCCCGCACCCAGCTATCCCATCTAATGGATGCCGAGACCTGGATGAATGCAGGAAAAGCAATCGAACTCGGCTTTGCCGACAGCATTTTGACTGATAGTGATAGTAAACAAATGCATGATGCTGCCAGTATGGGAAGTTATTCTTTTTCCCGGCGGCAGGTCACCAATGCGTTGTTAAACAAAGCCATCGCCAAGAAATCAAGGATAAAAACAGAGTCACATATATCTGTAGCGTCGCTGCAGCAGCGGCTGTCGCTCTTAACACATTAAATGGAGGTACCAATATGAGTAAATTATTAGAACTGCAGGAAAAACGCGCCAACATCTGGGAGCAGGCCAAGGCCTTCCTGGATGAAAAGCAGGCAGCCGGTGACACGCTCTCCACCGAAGATGCCGCCACCTATGACAAAATGGAAGCCGATGTCATGGCACTTGGCAAGGAAATCGACCGACTGAAAACGCAGGCTGCCATTGATCTTGAATTAAGCAGGCCGACTTCAACCGCTATTGTGAACAAGCCTGCAAAACAGGATGTAACTAAGCATGGCAGGTTCAGTGATGCCTATGCCCCTGCCTTTTGGGACAGCATGCGCGGCAAGTCCCGTCCGGAAATCCGAAACACCTTAAAGGAAGGAGCCGATCCCCAGGGCGGCTACCTGGTACCGGACGAGTTCGAACGGACGCTGATCCAGATGCTGGCTGAGGAAAATGTGCTGCGCTCCCTGTCCCATGTGATCCAGACCGCCAGCGGCGACCATAAGATTCCGGTCGTTGCCAGCGAGGGAACCGCCGCATGGACGGATGAAGAAGCCGCCTACACGGAAAGCAACACCACCTTCGGTCAGGTGTCCATCGGGGCGCATAAACTGGGTACGCTCGTCAAGGTATCCGAAGAACTGTTGAATGATTCCGCCTTTGACCTGGAAGGATATATGGTGCAGGAGTTCGCCAGAAGACTTGGCAATGCCGAAGAAGAAGCCTTCCTCATCGGCACTGGAACAGATCGTCCGTCCGGCATCCTCGTCGATGCCGCCGGTGCTTCAGATGGCTCGACTACCGCTTCTGCTACGGCGATTACCTTTGACGATTTGATTGAGTTGTACTATTCGCTCCGCGAACCGTACCGCAAGTCGGCTACATTGCTGCTGCATGAAAGCACTGTCAAAGCCATTCGGAAGCTGAAGGATACGCAGGGCCAGTACATCTGGCAGCCTTCCGTCAGTGCCGATGTACCGGATAAGATTCTGAACTGCCCTGTCGTCACCAGCCGGTATATGCCGCAGATGGCAGCTGATGCCAAGACGGTGCTGTTCGGGGACTTCTCCTACTACTGGATTGCCGACCGGCAGGGCCGCACCTTTAAGCGCCTGAATGAATTATACGCAGTTACCGGTCAGGTCGGCTTTCTCGGCTCCCAGCGCGTCGATGCCAAGATCGTTTTGCCGGAAGCCATCAAGACACTCAAGCAGGCCAGCAAATAACAGAAGGAGGGTGGCAGCATGGCAGTAACACGGGATGAAGCTAAATTATACCTGCGTATTGATAATGATGTGGAGGATGCTTTGATCGACAGTCTGATTCAATCCTCCACAACGACGGTGGAAAATGTACTGCGCCATCCGTTAAGCGACTACACGACGCTGCCGGAGGACATCAAGACGGCTATCCTGTATGGCGTGGCCTATCTGTATGAGAACCGGGATACGGCGGACTTCGATGCCATGATCAAGCTCATGAGGGCCATGCTGTTTTCCTATCGGGATGAGGTGTTCTGATGGATATCGGGGAAATGAAGCAGCGGATTGAGTTTATGGTGGAGGAGAATGTCTCTGATGGGCAGGGTGGGTATGACACCACGCTGGTCAGCAAGGGCAGTACCTGGGCCAAGGTGACTAATATCCACGGCGGAGAGTATTTCTTCGCCGCAGCCGTGCACCTGGAAAAGGATGTGTCGTTTGTTATCCGGTACCGCTCGGATATTACGGAAACATGGTTCATTAAGTTCCGCGGCCAGAAATGCAACATCCAGTTTATCGATAATGTGAGATATGGGGACCAGTATCTGGAAATCAAGGCTACCCTGGCGGGGTGATGCGAATGACATGGAATGAAATACGAATCGGGTGTGCGGTGATCGGTGCCTGGCTGGGATGGTTCATCGGCGGCTTTGACAATCTGCTCTATGCCCTGCTGACATTCGTCTGTCTGGATTATGTTACCGGTGTATTATGTGCCTGCCGGGAACGGCAGCTATCCAGTGAGATCGGCTTTATGGGCATCTGCCGGAAGGTGCTTCTTTTTGTGCTCGTCGGTGTGGCCCATACGCTGGATGAGACGATGCTTGGCTCCGGCAGCGCGTTACGAACCGCCGCAATCTTGTTCTACCTATCCAATGAAGGACTTTCCATTGTGGAAAATGCCGCACGGATGGGACTTCCTATCCCGGATCGGCTGCAGGAAGCATTGAAGCAGCTGCGAAAATAAGAATATATACCATGAACCTGCTGGAGTTTCATCACTCTGGCAGGTCCTTTTTTTATGTCTTGGGTTCGAATAGCAGCTTGTTTTATCGACTACAGATATAAAGGCTAACAAAATAGGTTTACTTTCCCCTATTTCATGGCCTATCTGTAAGGAGATGATTTGCCATGAACGAACAACTAAGCAACCATACACTCGAAGCAAATAAGCTACAAGCCGAAGCAAGGTCAATATCACAGGAACAACTGCAGCACGAAGTCGATTATGTCCGTGCCCAACACATACTGCAGTCCCTATTCCATAAAGGCCTGCTTTCTGCTAATGAATTTTCCAAAATAACGGCAGTAAACCGAAAAACATTTTCACCGGTATTAGCGGCTATATTGCCCTCTATTCCTTGATATATCCGGCATATAGAGGTACTATGTCACACTACAAGGAGGTGAAAATCCATGAAAACGGTGACAAAAATCGGAGGCCAGCTTGTATTTCCTACACCAAAACATAAGCTGCGGGTAGCGGCCTACTGCCGGGTATCCACTGATAGTGAGGAGCAATTAGTCAGCCTTGCCACACAACGAAAGCACTATGAAAGCTACATTACAGCAAATCCGGACTGGGAGTTTGCCGGTATTTATTATGATGAAGGAATTACCGGCACGAAAAAAGAAAAGCGTCCGGCCCTACTCCGCCTGATAGATGATTGCGAGCATAAAAAAATAGACCTTATTGTGACAAAGTCTATCAGCCGATTTGCCCGCAACACCACCGATTGTCTGGAACTGGTCCGTAAATTACTGGGGCTTACCGTTTATATTTATTTTGAAAAGGAAAACCTAAATACCGGATCGATGGAAAGTGAGCTCATGCTATCGATTCTAAGCGGCTTGGCGGAAAATGAGTCGGTATCGATTGCCGAAAACAGCACCTGGTCCATACAGAGCCGTTTCCAGAATGGCACCTTTAAACTTGCTTACGCCCCATATGGATATGATGTAATAGAAGGAAAACTGGTACTGCAGCCGGAGCAGGCTACAATTGTAAAAGCCATGTTTGATCAAACGCTCGCCGGTATCGGGACGGATGCCATTGCCAAGGAATTAAATGCAAAGAAAATTCCGGCTAAACGCGGTACCCATTGGACTGCAACAACCGTTCGTGGCATATTGAAAAACGAGAATTACACTGGGGATGCTATTTTCCAGAAAACCTATACCGATTCGCATTTTAATCGCCATCATAACCATGGCGAGAAAGATAAATACCGGGTGGAACACCACCACGAAGCTATCATCACCAAAGACATGTTTGAAGCAACCAGCAGGTCATTCGGCAGCGTGGCAAAGAAAAAGGTGCGCTGCCACAGGATAAAAAGTACCAGAACCGTTATCCGTTTTCTGGTATCATTCGATGCCATCAATGTGGTGCTACCTTCAAGCGGCGTATCCAAGGCGGTCGCAATTCCTATGTGGCATGGTGCTGCGCCACCCATTTAACAGATGCCACAAAATGCTCGTTAAAATACATCAAGGAAACGGCACTGAAATACGCCTTTGTTACGATGATGAATAAGCTCATCTTTGGTCATGCCTTTGTTTTAAAACCATTGCTTGCCAGTTTGCGTACCCTCCATTCGGACGACAGCATCACAGTCATTCAAGATCTAGACACAAAGCTTGCGGAAAACGCCGAACATCAAAAAACACTGGCGTACCTGCTGGCGAAAAAATATCTAGAGCCTGCGATGTACCAGAAAGGAAATAACGAGCTACTGCAGGAAGCTGAACAATGGCAGCACCAAAAGGATTCCCTTGTAGATTTTTTGAATGACGATAATAAAACAGTACGCGAAACAAGAAAATTACTGCAGTATACTTGTAAGTCGAAAATGCTAATGGGCTTTGACGGAGCAGTATTCCAGCAATTTGTAGAACAAATTCTGGTCTACTCTCGAACGTACATCGGCTTTAAGCTAAAATGCGGCATTACGCTACGGGAAAGGATGGTGTAAGCTATGAGCCATACACCGTTTGGGTACCGGATTAAAAATGGCAAAGCAATAGTGGATGTGGAGGAAGCCGAAAAAATACGAGTGCTGTTCCAAGCCTATCTTGCCGGGGCTGCACTGACTACGGCTGCGAAAGAGGCAGCGATCCACGCCTTCCACAGTGGTATCCGCCATATTCTGCAAACGACACACTATATCGGTGATGATTATTATCCGGCTATTATTGATGCCGATACGTTTACTGCGGCACAAAAGGAAATCACCAGCCGGGCCAAAAAACTGGGGCGCATCCGGGAACCTAAAAAAGCGTCACCGGTTCTATACCCCACCACCTTCTCCCTTGCAGAAAAAACACAAACCTATACTGATCCGTTTCAGCAAGCCGAATATGCATACAGTTTAATAGAAAGTGAGGAATCCATACATGGAATTACAGACGCGGAATGTCACGATCATTCCAGCACGAACTTATCTACACCGAAGCCATACTGA